ATACGTAACTAACGAACAGTGGAAGACTTTCCGCAGAGTTAAAGAAAACCTAGACCAAGCAGATACTACTACGTATGGCGCTCCGAATAGTGTTATTCGCAGCCCAGACGCACGTAAGTTTGGACTCAGCCCCATCCCAGACAAAGTATATCGTGTATGGTTTTACGCATGGGACTTACCCACAAAGTTTACAAACCCTACCGACACAGTTGTTTTTCCAGAGATGTACTCAACAACTCTACTAGCTAGAGCACGTTACTACATCTGGCAGTTTAAAGACAACCCACAAGCAGCCGCATTCGCCCTAGACGACTACAAGAAAGGCATGCGCTCAATGCGTTCAAACCTTATTGAGCCTACGCCCTTCTATATGTCTGACGACAGAGTGAGGTACACTTAATATGTCGCAGTCCCAACCTTTTGGTTTCTCTTGTAAGGGTGGTTTAAACACCAACCTGAGCGAGATTGAGATGCTCCGACAGCCCGGAATTGCTACAGAGTTGAGAAACTTTGAGGTTGACCCCGATGGAGGCTATCGTAGAGTTAGTGGCTTTACAGACTATGGCGGTGACGATGCAGCCCGTCCAAATGCTAGTAACGATATTTTAGGCATTAAGGTATATGCAGACGGCGTTATTGTTTGTAGCGGAACAAATATTTACTTCAGTAATGACGGTGAAACTTGGATACAGATTAATAAGGCAAGTGTTGCAGGAGGCGGTGACAATCTAACAGCCTTAAACGGTCGTTCAGTTGCTGCAAGAACTGCACAGGGTCAAAGCTCTATAGCCTTGTTTGAAGGCAGTAAATCCATATACGGAGAAATAGTTATTTGTGACGGGGCTAACAAGCCTTTTTACTTTTACATGACCGGAGCAGGAGCACTCAGTACCCGTACATTTTTTGTAGCTGACATTACAGTAAGCAGCACTGACGCTCCTTCTATTGCTACTGTACACAATAACTTTTTAGTAGTTGCAGGTCAGACAAATGCCCCTAACACGGTACGTAATAGTCACCTTTTAGAAGTAGACAATTTTACAGGCGCTGGCGCTAATGAGGTTGTATTAGCCGACAGGGTTGTAGGACTTAAAAGCTTTCGTGGTGACTGTATTGTTTTCTGCCGCAACAGTATTTATAAGTTTGTTAATATGGAAGACAAGGCAAATGCTGCTATTGTTCCTATTACAAAAAACGTAGGTTGCGTAGACGGTAACAGCATCCAAGAAATTGGCGGTGACCTAGTGTTCCTAAGCCCTGATGGTGTTCGTACACTTGCAGGCACTTCACGAATTGGTGACGTTGAGCTGGCTTCTGTAAGTAGAAATGTCCAGAGACTAATTAGTAACATTGTTGATAACATTAACGTGCTTACAATTTCAAGCGTTGTGCTGCGCTCTAAGTCTCAGTATCGCTTGTACTACAACGACCCCTCCGTAGCCGCCCCGTTTTCAAGAGGCATTATTGGTACTTTTACAGGCCAAGGTTTTGAGTGGTCAGAAACACTAGGCATTGAAGCTATTGCAGTAGATAGTGGGTTTTTAGCTAACGGTCTTGAGGCAATAGTCCACGGCGACACAGACGGCTATGTGTATAACCACGACAAGGGAATTACCTTTCGTCACGGCGGCGCAGCAGCAAACATTGATGCTTTATACGAAACACCCTATTTAGATTTTGGAGACATGGGAACACGAAAGACTTTGCAGTACGCAAAGATTTCAGTAACCCCCGACAGAGAATCAGGAGGGTTTTCAGACCCGACATTAAAAGTTCAGTACGACTTCCAAGATGTTAATGTTCAACAGCCTCCTATATATCAGCTACCCACTATACGAGCTGGTTCATCTTTTGGTGCTGCTTTTTTTAATGCGGCTTACTTTGGCTCAACAGACAATCCGCTTATACGCCAGCCAATTGAAGGAAGCTGCTACACCAGTAATTTTAAGATTGCAAGCAACGACCAAGAAGCATCTTACACAATCAACGGCATTTACATAAACTACGTTCCCGCAGGCAGGAGATAATTAGATGGCAGGCACAAGCTATACAAGACAAAGTACAATTACAGACGGTAACTTGATTACTGCGTCTATTTTTAATAACGAGTATAATCAACTTTTAAATGCTTTTGCATATGCAACAAGCAGCACTACGGGCCATCAGCACGATGGCAGCGCTGGTCAGGGCGGCAACATTGCTAAGATTGGCGACCAAGACTTTAAGAACAAAGTTGTAATCAGCGCAACAAACAACCGTGTTGAATTTTACTCTGAGGTAAGTAACTCGCCTGTTGAGCAGGTACGCATTCAAGACGGTTTAATTACACCTGTAACAGACAGCGATGTAGACCTCGGTACAACCTCTGTAAGATTTAAAGATGCCTTTGTTGATAGTGTAACTATAACTAACAACATTGTTGTGGGTGGAACTGTAGACGGTCGTGATGTTGCAACTGACGGCACAAAGCTCGATGGCATTGAAGCCAGTGCTACAGCAGACCAAACTAACGCAGAAATTCGTACAGCCGTTGAAGCTGCTACAGATTCTAATGTATTCACAGACGCAGACCACACAAAGCTCAATGCAATTGAAGCAAGCGCTGACGTAACCGACACTGCCAACGTAACAGCCGCTGGTGCGCTAATGGATAGCGAGGTAACTAACCTTGCGCAGGTTAAGGCTTTTGATTCATCTGATTACGCTACAGCAGCACAAGGCACTTTAGCTGCCAATGCTTTACCTAAAGCCGGTGGAGCAATGACTGGAGCTATTACAACTAATAGCACCTTTGACGGTCGTGATGTCGCTACTGATGGTACTAAGCTAGACGGCATTGAAGCTTCCGCAGACGTTACTGATGCCACTAACGTAACAGCCGCTGGCGCACTAATGGATTCTGAAGTCACCAACCTTGCACAAGTTAAAGCTTTTGACTCTACGGACTATGCTACGTCTGCTCAAGGTACTTTAGCTGCTGCGGCACTTCCAAAGTCTGGTGGAGCAATGACTGGAGCCATTACTACCAATAGCACCTTTGACGGCGTAGATATTGCTACACGCGATGGCGTGTTAACCACCACTACAAATACTGCCAATGCTGCGCTTCCAAAGTCTGGTGGTGCTATGACAGGCGCTATTACAACCAACAGTACTTTTGATGGCGTAGATATTGCTACCCGTGATGGTGTCTTAACCACTACGACTAACACAGCTAACGCAGCACTTCCAAAGTCTGGTGGAGCAATGACAGGCGCTATCACTACCAACAGTACGTTTGATGGCGTGGACATTGCTACACGAGATGGCGTTTTAAGCAGCACTACAACTACCGCTAACGCCGCTTTGCCTAAAGCCGGTGGAACCATGTCGGGTGCAATAGCTATGGGAACCTCCAAGATTACTGGAGCAGGTAACCCTACTGCCGCACAGGACGTAGCAACTAAAGCGTATGTTGACGCTAACGCTGGCGGCGAAGGCGGTACTGAAACCCTTCAGCAAACTTTAACAATTGGCAACACCACAACTACCGACACTAAAATACAGTTCCGTGATACTGGGATTTACATTAACTCCAGCGCTGACGGGCAGCTCGACATTGTTGCAGACACAGAGATTCAGATAGCTGCTACTACAGTAGACTTAAATGGAGTCTTAGATGTCTCAGGCAACATAGTAGTTGCAGGAACAGTTGATGGCGTAGACATCGCTACAAGAGATGGAGTTCTAAGCTCAACAACTACTACAGCGGGCGCTGCACTTCCAAAGTCTGGTGGTGCAATGACTGGAGCTATTACAACCAACAGTACGTTTGACGGCGTAGACATTGCTACACGCGATGGTGTGTTGACTACTACTACTAACACAGCTAATGCCGCTTTACCTAAAGCCGGTGGCGCTATGACAGGCGCTATTACTATTACAACCGCCGACAACGCAGCACAGATAACTCTAATTTCTACAGACGCTGACGCAAGTGTTGGCCCTCTAATTGACTTGACTAGAGACTCTGCAAGTCCTGCTGCTGATGATACTCTCGGCCGGATACGCTTTCGGGGTGAAGATGCTAATGGTGCTATTACTGCTTATGCTCAGATACAAGCCACTACAAAAGACGTTTCAGCGGGTGCGGTGGACGGAGCCTTAGCTTTCTTGACTCCAACGGCAGGGGCAATGAAAAACCGCCTTAACTTACAAGCTGATGAACTGGTGATTAACGAGTCTAGCGAAGACTATGACTTCCGAGTTGAAAGCAACGGCGATACTCACGCACTTTTTGTCGAAGCTTCCAGCGGTAATGTAGGTGTAGGAACCAGCAGCCCCGCTACGCTGTTAGATGTAGATGGAATACTAACAACCAATGCTTTAGTTGTTGAGGGTGGCATTACAGAAGACGCTGTAACGCTTACCGGAACCTCTACAACTATTGACATCTCAGCCGCTACTAACTTCGTACACGACCTCACAGGCGCTACTACTTACACGTTTAGCAACCCAGCATCCACAGGCAACGCCTCTAGTTTCACGCTCACGATTATCCAAGGCGCAACAGCCAGAACAATCACTTGGCCTTCTACCGTTAGATGGGCAGGAGGAACTGCACCTACTCTTTCCACAGCCAATAACGCAGTAGATGTGTTTACGTTCTACACCATTGATGGTGGTACAAACTACTACGGCTTCACGGCTGGACAGGCGATGGCGTAATGAGTAGAGTAGCTGATAAACTCATCAAGGCTAAGGTTGATTCTGGATTCACACCCGACCCAGATTTTACAAAACTTCTTACAACAGCAGGCGCCGGCGGCACAACCCTGCTTAATGATTTAGACGATGCTTCGCAGATTGATTATTTCTACGCTACGGGTTTTAGTTATAACGCCTATGCTAGTGCAGACATGTACACAGCAGTAGATGATACTAATAAACTTTTTATGGTAACGAACGCCAGTGCTGACCGGTTAGCTGTTGCAGATTGGAGCGATGACACAGATATAATTGTAGCAGACTCTATAAGTAATACTACTAATTTAGACACTGTTTACCAAGTTGCTGTTGACCCTTCAAAAGAGTTCGCATATACCGCTACCGCATCGAGCAATTATACAAATAGGGGCATTTCTAGATACGACTATAGCGACCCGAACAATTTTACACTCAAGTGGTTTTTGCCACTCTCTTACCTGTACGGCCTAACAGTTAATCCATCAAGAGAGCTACTTTATTGCATTTCTGGCTCGGGTTTATATACTTATGACATTAGCCCAACAGGAACTAATGCTATGACCCAGGAAGATTTTTTATCCGTAGGCAGCACAACTAATTATGTACAAGGCACCTATTTAGATATTGCAAATGATATTTTATACATAGTATCTCACAGCGGCTACTTACTGACTTTTGATGTCAGCACTGCTACAGCGGCAGTTCTTTTGGATACCTTTTCAGTCTCGGGCTTTTCCCACCCGATGGCGGTAAATGTAGACGTAGCTGCGGGAATAGCTTTTGTTTTAACAAGATATGGCAAGGTCAACAGCTTTGATGTAAGCGACCCGTCTAATTTAGCGTTATTAGATACCTATTCAGGTGTCGGCTACAACAATGATACATATAGAAGAAGTATAGCTATTGACCCCGGAGCTAAAAGAGTATATTGCTCTTATGGTACTAGCTACGCCCCATCAGGAGTTAAAGTTATAGAATACTCTGACCCGTCTAATTTAACTTTAGAGACTACTATTGACCATTCAGGCAGTGCATATAAAGGCGCTAAAGTACACTTATACAATTAAGGATTTATTATGTACGTAAAAACAAGTAATAACACTGTAGATGAGTTTCCCTACAATATAAGAAAATTACGAAAAGACAACTTTAATGTTTCTTTTCCGCAAGAAATAAGCGAAGAAACTTTAAGTTCTTTTGGCGTGTTTTCAATAGCTAGAGGAGAGTTTCCAGAAAATATATTGCATACAGAAACCGCTGTTCATGCTTCAGTACCCGAACTTGTAGACGGTGTATGGACACTGCCTTGGGTGGTACGAGACAAAACACAAGACGAAATATCCTCAGAATCTAAGGCAGCTCGATATGAGCGCGATGAGCTGCTGGCCCAGTGTGACTGGACACAGATTCCCGACTCGCCATTAGACAGCACTACAAAGGCTTCTTGGGCTACGTACCGCATAGCACTACGAGACGTAACGGAACAGTCTGGTTTCCCTACTGACATTACTTGGCCGACAGCGCCTTAAATGTTAGCCGAGATTGCAGCAGCTAACGCAGCTTTTAAAGTCATTAAGACTGCTTTAAGCCACGGTAAAGAACTTTATGATTGTTCGGAAGCTGCTCAATCTTACTTTAACAACAAAAGCATTATAGCCAAAAGAGTATCCCAGAAAGGAAAGTCAGACCTTGAGGCTTTTATGGCTCTTGAAAAAATCAAAGAACAAGAAGGTTGGCTGAAAGAGTATATGATATACGCTGGCCGAGCTGACATGTACAGCGACTGGCTAAACTTTCAGAGCGAGTGCAAACGCGAAAGAGAACTAAAAGCAAGACAGGCTTTAGCTAAGAGGCGTTTAAACCTACATCTCTTAAAGCAGTTTATTACATTTGCGGGCTTAGCTATAGCGTTAATTCCTGTACTTGCTTACGTAGTAGTTTTACT